CCATGTAATATAAACATTTTCAAAACCATCACCTTTCCATCTATCGTTAGGTCTGTTTTGATTTACTGTTTGTTGACCGTGTATTACAAAATGTGTATAATAGTTTTCTGGTGTATGTTTCCATTCTCTTACTGTTGGATTTTTCATGTTAGAAGTTTGAGCCTCTTTCATCATTTCATATTGATCAGCAGGCATATCTTCCCAGTCTCTAAAATAAACTTTGTTGTGATCACAATAACCACTACGATATATTTCGTGTGTCATCATTGGATCTACTGCAATTAGACCATCTACTGTATGTTCTCTAAACAAAGCATTACAACCCCAAACTTTACCTTGTGTTTTTAATAACTCAACATCAACATCTTTACGACTTTCACCATTACCTAAAACAAATAAATTTTCTGTCACAACATTTCCCTTAAAATTAATTTCATTCGCTCTTTGTTGTATTTTATGAAAGGTCCATACTTTGTTATCTTTCGTCTCAATGTTGGCCATATTATATCATCCTTTATTTGTTTGTTAAAATCTTTTGTATAATTTAATAATTCATTTAAAATACATAATGTTTCAAGTGACACTCTTTTTGCCAAATATGTTTTTACTAATATTGGATGTTGTCCTCTATTAACTTTAAATATTCTGTTAAAACTTTTCTCACTTTTTCTTAATAACTGTTCTATATCTCTTTTGAAATAGTATGTAAGTCCATCAATTCGTTTTTGTCTTTCAAGGTATACATCATTGTTCATATCCTTGATATAAGGTGATTTGTTAGATATGAAATTGCTAACAAAATAATCAATAATATTATCGCCGTATTTTCTTGCAACCTTAACAAAAAAGTATCTATCATTACGTTGTATAAACGTTTCGTACTTAGCATTAATTTCACCATTATATTTAAAGTAATCATATTCATCTTTTGTAAAATGTAACTTAATGCTGAGGTATTTTTTATACGCTTCATATCCTTCATTCATCAAATTGGTAGTGTTGCTGTTTTTGGTAAAAAGTTTAAATCTTGAGCATTCATTTTTATTTTATCCTTTAATGTTCTATTGATCAAGTGTGTTATCTGATCTGGTTCTATTTCTTTCTCAGCACAATAATCCAAAACTGCTTCCATATGTGTTATTCTTTTTTTACTTGCTCGTTTTTCTATTTGTAATGCAAATTGTTTTGGTGTCATTGTGTTTCACCTACAAGGGAATCGTTTACAATATCTAATAGCAATTCTGTATCAAATATCCAATCCATACCATAACCCATTAAACATGTTTGACCTGTTTCTTTAATTGTTAGAAACACAGAGCCATTTTTTAATTCTGAACTATACCAGAATGATACCCATGCAAAAGTGTCTGAATTAGGATCACCAACTGATTTTACATCTGACCATGCGATTGATTGTTGTTTAAATACACTACTCGCATATGCAAATACTGCTGGACCTTGACCACAAAATATTGGCACTTGTGTTGTTGTCATAACACCAGGTGGAAACAAAGGGTGGTCTTCTGATTGTGCTTCATTTAATGTTGCGTATACTAAACCTAAAAATACCATTATGAGGGCTATGCCTGAAATATACCTAATTGCTTTTATCATTGTTCTCTATCCATTTGTAAAAATTTTCTACTGCTTCTTTTAATTTAGGTAAGTAGTCAACTTTGTTTTTCTTAAACACTTGTGTTGTGCCTTCCTCTGTTACGATTAATATAACTATCTGGGTTACTTCTTCACCAAAGTGTTCTTTAAACATTTCAGCATAAGCACTACCTTGTATAAAATAGTTCTCAATCCAGCTTTCGTTTTTTTCTTTTGTAGATGTTTTAAAATCTACTATTGATAATACACCATCGTATTCTGCGATACAATCTACACGACCTGCAACTGTATAATCGCTAGAAAACATTTGTGCCTCTTGTAATCTAATATTATTTATTTTTGATAGTTCTGGTTTCAATACATTAAACATCATTCTAGGTAAGAATTGTTTTTTATATTTGTCAACTTGTTCTAAATCAATATTGTTTAAATAATCTTCAACCATATTGTGTACTGCTGTGCCTCGATTGGCAGCTTGTATCATTACATGGTTTGCAACTTCTTCACCTACTTTTTGTCGCCATTCATGTAAACCTTTTTTATCTCTAATTGATAAAACAGATGTGATTGATGGATATGCTTCTTTAGTTTCTAGGTGTTCGTAAAATCTCTTGCCATTTACATTCTTGGCCTTAAGAGGTGGTAATTCATTTATTGGTGGTGTATGTGTAAATATCATTATATGCTCACTTTTAAAATTATATTATATCAGGCCTTGACTAAAAAGTCAAGGGTTAATCTCTAGTAAAAAACGGGTCAGGTTTCTTTGCCGTTTTTTCTAGAACTTTCAAGAATTTATCAAATTCTCTGTGGGCGCTGTGTTGTCCGTATCTCATACCAAGATAAAAACTACCACCCATTATTAATAATACATTAATTATTAGATCCATTCTTTTGCCTTTTCAGTCACTTCATTTACTCGTCTAGTCCAACCTCTACCAAAGGTTTCAAATGTTGATAAACTCTCATAATAGTTTTGTCTTTCAGATTGATATTGGTCTATTGTAGTAGAAACACCGTAATGTTCCACGTGGTCATTAATACATTTAAGTGTATTAGGACCTATGCCACCGTCAACTGTTGTGTTCACTAGTCGTTGTATAAATTTAGCTGCACGACCAGGACCTGCATTGACAGCAAAGTCAAAGATACACAAATCTAAACCCTCTGGTAAATCGTCACCCTTTACTCTATCCCAATAATTTTTTTTATATATTGGTTCAACATCTTCTTTTGTTAATTCTTTCATGTCTTTTGTACCACCAAATTCTTCGTAAACTCTTTTAGTGACACCTAAATTTGTTTCACCACCTGGATCTTTTGGGTGATTGACATAACCACCTTCGTGGTGTAATATTACTTCTAATGCTTCTGAAAATTTATTGCTCATAGTGAAGTCCCATCTTTATTTTTTCTATTAGATAGCTTTTTAACATACCACTTCTTACAATATCACCAAGGTCAAATTCTATACAATCAACCTCTTTCATTTGTTGCATGATATTGACAAAATCTAATATGCCATTTCTATCGTTTGTTTTTGTTAAATCTGTTTGTTGAATATCACCAGCAAACACTATTCTTGTATTTTGACCAACTCTGGTCATGATGGTATCTAACTCATGGAAATTTAAGTTTTGACATTCGTCCACTATAATTACACCATTGTCAATTGTGATACCTCGTAAAAAACTCGTTGATAAGAAATCTATTGTGCCTTGATTTCTTAAATCTGTGTATAGTCTATCAAACTCAGCGTCTGAGCCTCGTTGAAACATAAACCGTACCATGTTTTGATATGGCACTTGATATAGATATGATTTGTCCTCCTCATCACCAGGTAAGAAACCTATGTCTCTTGTTGGTAATAATGAGCGAACAATATATACTCGTTCTCTAGGTGATTTAGGATCCAACACATCTTTCAATGCATTGTATAATGCAACAAAAGTTTTACCTGTTCCTGCTACACCATAAAGAAAAAGGTTTTGACCTTTCTCATAAGAAGCGAATACTTCTTTTTGATTGTCGGTTATTGGTTTTATCGTATTCAATTCTGATGACGATATGTTTAATTTTTTTTTACTTACCATAATTTTTTCACCGTTTTAATGAGTGACAACTCAGCTTACTTCTCGGATTCTGTTTACCAGTGTATGATATACCTACTGTTGTTGCTGTTGTCTATCTAATTCTATTTATTCTTTGCCCTCTTTCTATGCTTTTCTATTACTGCTCTTGTTCTGGATTCTTTTACACCTTGTCTTCTATATCTTTTACCTAAATTACTTTCAGGATGTTTTTCTGCAATTCTATTTAGGTGATCTTTCCAACCACTATCTGTTTTACTATCTATCTGACCAACACTACTAACTATATTCATTTGTGTAGGTGGCATAAGTGTGATATGTTTTTTCTTGGTAAACTTTTCCATATCCGCAATAGACATATATTCTTCAAATTCTGTTTTGGTATTCTTATTATAAAATCTATACGTTGGCATTTTCTTGTTTTCTCCACGCCTTTCTCATTTTTATATATACTGGATCTTTAGTAACTCTACTTCTTGCTTGTAAAAATACTTTGGCACTTTTTGCTTTATCACTTGTCAAAAAATCTTTTGCAATAGGTTTAACATTACCAAAGTCATCATACTTATTACCATCTTTATGATTAGCATATCTTCTACTTCTGGTAAAACCCATTTCTAAAAATTTTCTACACATATCCATACCCACAAAATCTTCTTGATCTTTGTATTGATGATATAAGAATAATATTCTCATAGATGACATGGCAGCGTCTGTTGGTGTTTTAAATCGCCAATATTTACATATATCATTAGTGTATGGTCTAACTAATAATACACCTTGTTCGCCACGACCAATACGATATCTTTTGTCGTTTGGCATAAACATTGTATTTTTATAATCAAATTTATAATTAAATTCTTTCACTTCGCTTTACCTCTTTTACCAGTTCTATGATCTATTTTACCTTTTCGTTTTGCAACATGTTTCTTTTTTCTTTTTTGTCGTCTTAACTCTGTTACCCATTTGATTGCGTCTATTACCTTCATGGTCTCGTAACTGCAATCAATAGTGGTATAATCATAACTAAAGATGACCATACACCCACATTAAATAACCACCAAGTCGTGGTAAGTGTAAACACACCCATCCAAAACTCATTCTTATTTAATATTTTTTTAATCTTCTTCATAAATAAATTTTTCATTACAATACATACAAATCTTTTCGTTAGTATCGTCCATTACATAATAAACTCTTGGGTGCTCACCATCTTCTGGACCATCACAATAAAATTCTTTTTTGTTTACTTTAATCATCCCATTCTTCTAATGGGTCTAAATCATCATAAACATCTTCTATTTCAAAATCTGGATCTGGTATCATAAACATCCTCCTCCTATCGCACCACTACATTCTAGTCCGTGGTAAAAAAATCTTCTAGGTATATCCCATTCGTGTGCCAAGTAAATAACAACAAAAGTTAAAACGATTGCACCAAATATGCTCATTACATGATTAATCATGTTCACCACCAGGATCATTTTTAGGTAGTGGTACTTTGTATGCTCTACCTTGTTTATCTCTATAATATACATGACCTCTTTGTCTATCTGGTGAATGATAACCTTCTTTAAATTTATATACACTTTCAGATATTCTAAATGTAG